CTACAGAGTCAATGTATTTCTTTGCAGGTGGACAATTTACAATTACTAAAGAGTTGATTAACTATGTTTACACATTAAAATCAACAGAGCAAGATTCATTTGTATTAATTGATGATACAGATACTCCAATCTTAATTGAAGACATATCAGACTTTTACAATAATATTACAGACAAATATTATGTTGCACTAAACAACTATCACAAAGATTACAGCAAACTTGAAAAGAGTAGATCTGTAGACGGATTGGTGGAATGAGCAGTGGAGTACTATTATTTGCATTTAATAATGAGCAAGTGGATTATGTATCACAGGCTCAGTACCTTGCAAAAAGAATACGCAAATATTTAGACTTACCAACTACACTTGTAACAGATGATGTAGAACGTGTTGTAAAATTTTACAACGGAAAAGAAGTGTTTGACGAAATTCTTTCTTCGTCTATAGAACAAAAAAATCACAAAACATATCACGACGGAAGTTTATCTAAAAAAGTATTAGAGTTTAAGAACTTTAATAGAAGTGATAGTTACGATATAAGTCCTTATGATAGAACTCTTGTGTTAGATACGGACTACATTATAAGTAACGACTTACTTGCACAAGCAATGAAGTTACCACATGAACTAATGATGTATAAAGACAGTATGGATATTAGTGGTTGGCGTGATACAAGTGAGTTTAAATTAATTAGTGAAACATCAATAGACTTTTGGTGGGCAACTTGTATTATATTTGACAAGTCAGAACGTAATAATGCTTTCTTTGATCTTGTAAAACACATAAAGAAAAATTACGAACACTATCGTAACCTATATCAAGTTACAACAACAGTATTTAGAAATGATATTGCATTTAGTATTGCAAATAACATCATGGGTTATACAAAAGAACTGCCGGGCAAAATGGTTTATAGCACAGGCAAAGATATATTACAAGAAATTAAAGACGATGAATTAACTTTACTTGTTGAAAAACAAGATCGTGTAGGAGAATATACACTAATAAAGTCAAAAGGTATAAATTTGCATGTAATGAATAAGTTTAGTTTAGGAAGGGAGATTACAAATGCCTAATTTTACCTTCCTTGCACAAAACAGCGAATACAATTACATACGTCAAGCAGAACTATTAGCATTAAGCATTAGGAAAACTAATCCAGATAGTAAAATTTGTTTAATTACCAACGATGATGTAGAACAAAAAGAATTGTTTGATGACATTGTACCTATACCATGGGAAGATAAAGCAGAAGAACACAAGTGGAAAGTACAAAACCGTTGGAAGATTTACCATGCTTGTCCATATGATGAAACTTTTGTATTAGACACAGACATGATTGTATGTCATGACCTAACACACTGGTGGAACCTAATGCAAAATTACGAAGTTTTTTACACAACAAACGTTACAGATTATAAACAAAGTAAACTTAATGTAACATATTATAGAAAAATGTTTGAAGCAAACAACTTACCAGACATTTATGTTGCACTACACTATTTTAAGAAGTCTGACTTTGCAAAAAAGTTTTATGAAGCGTTAGAATACACAATGAAAAATTGGGAAGAGTGTTATACAAAGTATGCACCAAAGAAAATGCAAAAGATTGCCAGTGTAGATGTGTGTACAAGTATTGCAATTAAGATGTTAGGTGTAGAAAACAAAGTTACAAACAAGACTTTAGCATTTCCTACGTTCGTTCATATGAAGCCTTATGCACAAACTTGGAATACACAAACAAAGAAGTGGCAAGATCGTGTAGGTTGTTTTGTTAATGACGATGCACAGTTAAGAGTAGGCGGGCATTTACAAGACACAGTGTTTCATTATACTGAAAAAGATTTTACGGATAGATTTTATGACAGATATGCACAAAGATGAAGTACAAACATATATAGAGTTTGATCCTAAGACAGGAAACATTCAAACTATTACCTCCTATCCTCAGAACCAACACATAGAAGTTAATCCTGATGATGTAAAAGGATTATTAGATGGCTCAGAAAACTTCTTACACTACAAAGTACAGTTCAACCCAACTTCAACCATGTATGAACTTGTCAATGTGTATGATGAAGAACGTTTCGAATACAATGTACACAACAGCATATACAAAGTACCTACAGATATTGAAGCAGACATTAATATTATAAAAAATTACAAAACAAAAACATGGCAACTACAGTTTGGCAAACTATTTTCCAAAACATTAGAAAAGAATAGTGTAACATTACAAACTGTTAAAAATTTTAGCGTAGTTGCTAAGAACGATCCTTATAAACTACATAGAACATTACGATTTAATTTAGCAGATACAAATTTAGACTTGCAATTTGATCAAGATGATGCTATAATAACACAATACGACTTATATACTAACAAGTTGTTCAACAGTTATAGCACAGGAGTCATTAATGATTAAGATTGCAGAACAAGATATTATTTTTTTAAGTTACGATGAGCCTAATGCTGAAGAAAACTGGGCAGACTTAAAAAGAAAAGTGCCGTGGGCAAAACGTGTACATGGTGTAGAAGGTAGTGATGCCGCACACAAGGCATGTGCAGACTTATCAGAAACTAAACACTTCGTTACAGTTGACGGAGACACTATTGTTGATCCTAAATTTATAGAAGTAGTATTAGACTTAGACAAGTTAGGTGTAGATGACGACTATCAGTTTAGTTGGTGTGGTAAGATTGACGTCAACGGACTAATGTATGGTAACGGTAGTTTAAAAATGTGGACTAAAGAGTTTGTTAAGAATATGAAAACTCATGAAAACACAGATGGTTCTGATGATACACAAATAGAATTCTGTTACTTTGACAACTATTATCAACTCAACGAAAATTATAGTAAAAGTATTATTACTGCTACTCCACACCAAGCATGGCGAGCAGGATTTAGAGAAGGTGTTAAGATGTCATTGGATAGAGGAACACCTATTAATGACTTGAAAGAGTTATGGTGGCAGAATTATCATAGATTGTTAGTCTGGATGATGGTAGGTGCAGATGTTGAAAACGGTTTATATAGTATTCTTGGTGCAAGACAAGGTTGTTATAAAACAATGTGTACCGAATGGGATCATACGCAAACAAGAGATTTTTTATACTTAAATAAACTGTGGGAAGAAAGCGATTTTCACAGTGGTAATGTTGTGGATCGTATTACAGATATAGGAACTTTAATTAGAAATGAATTAGATGTTCCTCTTGCAGTACATCCATATGATAATGAACAAAGTGAATTTTTTAAAACTGTTTACAAAAATAGTGATAGGGTGATTAGACGAAAATGAAAATTAGGTACTATCGAAATATCAAGGGGTGGCGTTGGTTAGGATTTTTTCTTGCCATGGCATCTGCTTATATTTTAAGTAGTGGTAATCCTGACTACCAAGTTATGGGTTGGAGTGTTGCATGTTTTAGTTGTGGCATTTGGATTTACATGGGTTGGAAAGACGGAGATACACCACGTGCATTGATGGAACTGTTTTATTTGGTACTTGCTATACGTGGAATTATTAACTGGATTCAATGAGCGAAGTAGAAAGAATAAAGCAGATAATGCCAGAGGTCGACAAGATCTCTCCTACCTTCTGCTTGGCTAAATGGCACCACGTAACAATATATTTGCAAACAGGCGAAACACACAGTTGTTATCACCCAGCACCACATAAGATTCCACTTGAAGGATTAATTGACAATCCAAGTCAACTACACAATACACCGCAAAAGAAACAAGAACGTAAACAAATGCTTGAAGGCGAAAAGCCAAGCGGTTGTCAATACTGTTGGAATATTGAATGTATGGGTAAAGACTATATTAGTGATAGGCATATTAAAACAGCAAGTATATACACACCTAAACGTATTGAAGAAATAAAAAGTAATCCATGGGATTATAATATTAATCCAGAATACATTGAAATAAATTTTAGTAATGAATGTAATTTTAAATGCGGTTACTGCCATCCTAAGTTTAGCAGTAGATACTATAACGAAATTAAAAAAGAAGGTCCATATACAGATGTATCTGCACACCGTAATGACATTGATTGGTTTGAATTATATGAAGAAGAAACTAATCCTTATGTAGAAGCATGGTGGAAGTGGTGGCCAGAAGTTAGTAAGACACTAAACATCTTACGTGTTACAGGCGGCGAACCTTTAATGCACAAAAGTACTTGGCGTTTGTTTGACGAACTTGAAGCAAATCCTAAACCACATATTCAAATTGAAGTAAACAGTAACATGGGTGTTAAGGAATCTCTTGTACACAAACTTGTAGAACGTGTAAAAGAACTTAAAGCAAAGAACTGTATAAGAAGTTTCAAATTATACACAAGCATAGATACTTGGGGACCTAAAGCAGAATACACAAGACGTGGATTAGATATTGAACTATGGGAAAAGAATTTAGATTACTATCTAACAGAACTTGGTTATCCTGTAACGTTTATGATTACATTTAACTTGTTTGCTGTAACGAGTTTTGATTTATTGCTTAATAAAATACTTGAATGGCGTAAGAAGTACACAAGATCTAATGCAGGTGTACAATGGCAAAACATTAGATTTGATACTCCTTATCTAAAAGAGCCAATACAGTTTGACATGAACATATTACCTAAGGATCAGTTTGTTCCGTACATGACAAGGCACCTACAGTTCATCGGAGACAACGTTGATGACAATGACCGCCATAAGTTTAGTTTGTTGGAGTATGAGCGTTTTAGACGTGTTGTAGACTATATGCGTACAACTACTTACGATGATAAGAAGTTAGCAATAGGACACAAAACTTTTTATAATTGGTTTACGCAATATGATAAACGTAGTGGTAGTAGTATTGTTAAAACGTTTCCGGAACTTAAAGAATTTTATGATTCTTGTAGATCTTAGAAGCAAGAATTTGATTGTGTGTTAACACAGCATTCATTTCATTTAACATTTCTTTACAGTCATCAATACTTAATAACTTAATGCTATCTAACAAGTAACGTATTTTGTTCATACGTTTTGTATGATCTTCTTCAGTATCGTAACTTTCGTCCCAAGTAAATGTTTTAAATCCTAACTCACGAATGTATTCTAATGTATAAGGTGGTGCAACGCAAACAAAAGGACGTTTATGTATCATTGCGTTAACAGTTTTCTCACTAAAGTTTCCTGTAGGCTGATAGAAACGTGTTTCGTTTGCTACAACGCAAAAACTTTTTTCATAGTAAGCAGATAAACTTGCTGGACCGTTTAGTTGTCCTATAGGCCATTTTTTATGTGCAGGGTCTATACTTTGTAATTCTGTATCAATGCTTAATGCTGGATCACTAAATGCCCAACTATAGTAACCTGGTGTATCTTGTAAGTGTTCTATTATTAAACGTCTGTGTAAACTATAACGCCAATTAGGACAAATAAAGTGTTTATCAATATTGTTGTTAACATTAACAATACCGCCGTTGAATTGATTGCGTAAAAATATATCAAAGCATTTAAGTTCAAACGGATAGTAGTCTATATGTTTGTTTACATTGTAATCACAAGTGTATACAGTAATTTCTGCATTTAATTTTTTACTAAATTCTAAAATACTATCTAATTCATCAGCACGTAATTTTTCTCCGCCTTGAAATTCGCTAAAGAAATCTCTGTTATGCTTTTTACCATCTTCGTATAATGTTAATGGTTCGTACAAATATATGTTAAGTTTTTTAAGTTTCTTTAACATTTTAGGAGTAAGAGGAAACTTATCAAAGTCTATATTATTTGTACCTGTGTATATAATAAAAGGATCTTTAGGAAACCAATGTTCAAATAGTTCAGTAAACATTGAACCTAACTTTGTAGATTTTACAGGAAGGTTACCCCAGAATATATCTTGTTTGAACATTACCAGTAAGTGCCGGTGATTTGTAAAGTGTATCTTGGATCAACTCCAATGTTGCTGGCCGCATGTGGAGTATCAGGTTGCCATAAAACATATTCACCTGCTTTCCAATTTACAAATGCTTTGCTATCTACTTCAAAGTAGTGTCCTGGTTTCCAGTCTTCTAAGAAAACAATAGCACGTCTTACTTCGTTACGTTCTTTGTTAAACACTTTACAATATGTATTATAATGATCAACGTGTGTAGGCATGATATCTAACGTATCCATTTTGTAAAATACAAAACCAGGATTATGTAAATTAAGTAATTGTGCTACTTGAATTGCATAGTCAGGCATTGTATTACGACTGTCATACATTTTGCCTGTTGTATTTTCATGCGTATAGCCTTGCTTACGCCAAGCGTCAGACTCAGCACCTGTAATAGGTTGTCTAACGTAATTGAAGTATTTGTATCCTTCGTCCCATAATACAGGACATTTACCTTTAGTCCACATCTCTTTTTGTATCCAATGTTACGCAGTGAAATCCACCGCCAAGTGTACGTTGATGTCGCATTGGTAACATAGCACACTCTATTCCTTGGTGCTCAAGAAGGTGTCTTAGATCCTCTTGGTGTTCTTCTAATGCAACTAACTTTGTATTTACACTAAACAAGTTCATGTTAATCCACGTACTTGCATTACACCATTTAGGATAGTGGCCAATGTCTACAGGTTCAGGACACCATATAATATCCCAATTTCTAAATGGCTCAGGTAAATCTTCTCTTACTTTTATTCTACTTGGATTAACAAGTAATAACCCTTCACGTAAAAATGCAACAGTACTGTCAATATGCATGTAACTATAAACATTTTGTAATAGGTTTACTTTAGCAGTAGCACCTAAGGCACCTTGTAATAAATTTGCACCTAACTTGTTTGCACTATTACTAACCAAGTATAACAGTTGGTCGTTTGCACGAATTATATTCGCGGCATCAAAAGCAGGACTGTATTCATTAAGTGCTAAAATATCTTTATTGCCAATACATTCTTTATTGTATAATTGACTTTCGTTGAAGCAACGTATTTCTTTTGGGTTATCTAAATGATCTTCAAATGCTCTCCACTCGCCTTTTCTTGCACGTATAGGCATTGGTGTAGCAAGTGTTAGGTTACCATGTATAAACACACTGTCTCGAGGACAGTAATTATAGTAATGACAATCTGTTTTCTCTGGACGTACAACTTCTACACTTTCTGCTTGTAAAAATTTTACAAATGTTTCTAAGTCTTCATTTGCTTCTTCAATAACTTTACTTGGGTAAGGACCTTTGATAATTTCTGTTTCGTCTTTTTTATCTGCAAAATTAACACAACGTAAACTAATATCTATATCATAAGGTATCTTGGCTTTGTCTGCAATGCCAACAATTACTTTTCTAAGTTGTCCCCATTCGTTTGTGTTCATTTAAAAACCTTCATGTCTGGAAGATATGGATAATCATTACTGCTCCATTCCTTTGTTGGTTCAGTAACGTTTTCTAATTTTTCAATACCAAGTTGTGCAGTTTCTGGAGTCATATAATAATGATATCCTATGTATTGAATGTCTTGTTCGCCCCATGGCTTATCATCTGTTCTACCATCATGTGCCATTGCTTTTAATACTGCATAGTCTGTTTCATTAGGACATAATATTGCACCGCCTCTACCTAAACTTAACATTTTCTTATGTTGAAAACTCAAACACTTATAGGTGTTAGGCATGTAACTATTACGTTTGAAACTAACAGCACCGTCTATAATTCTTGTACCACCTAATACATATTCTTCATTCCAAGAAGCATCAACAAACTCCCAATCAATGTTTAACTTCATTAATGTAAATGGAATACTAATATACGTTCTTGTAGGTATCTTTACGTGGTTAGGCTTTAGATATCGTAAACAAAGTTCAATAGAATGGGTACAACTATCCGTTGCAACGGCAAATGGTGCATTATAATACTCTGCAATGCGTTTTTCGAACTCTTTCACGGTTTCAAACATACACATATTTATATGCGTAGTTAATAAGTAATAGTGTGAGTGAAATTATTAAATTATCCGTATGGTCTGAAAAATATCAAAATATTGGAGAGAACGCATGAATATAGGATTTTTAGGAGTCGGTAAACTCGGTATACCATGTGCAGAAGAAATAGTCAAAAAAGGTCATACAGTTTTTGGTTATGATACTGCTAAAATTACCAGCGAATTAATTATACAAAAGCCTACAATCAAAGATGCAGTAACTGGTGCAGACATTGTGTTTGTTGCAGTACCAACACCGCATCACGAAGATTATGACGGTAAACGTCCTACAAGTCATTTACCACCAAAAGATTTTAATTACGATATTGTAAATGATGTTCTTGAAGAAGCAGACATGCATATGACAAAGGATCAATTGCTTGTTCTTATCAGTACAGTATTACCAGGTACAACACGTAGAGAATTTGTACCACGTGTTACACATACACGTTTTGTATATAACCCATATCTAATTGCAATGGGTACTGTGGGTTGGGATATGATTAATCCTGAGATGGTAATGATAGGAACTGACGATGGTAGCGAAACAGGTGATGCAAAACAATTAAAAGAATTTTATCAAAGCATTATGGAAAATGACCCACGCTATGTTATAGGAACATATGACGAGTGCGAATGTATCAAAGTGTTTTACAATACATTTATTTCTACTAAATTAAGTTTTGTTAACATGATTCAAGATGTTGCACAACGTCAAGGTAACATTAATGTTGACGTAGTAACAAAAGCCTTAGCAGAAAGTACACAACGTATAATGAGTCCTGCATATATGACAGCAGGCATGGGTGATGGTGGTAGTTGTCACCCAAGAGATAATATTGCTTTACGTTACATGGCAAAAGAATTAAATTTAGAATATGATATTTTTGATAACATTATGAAAGCAAGAGAAATACAAGCAAAAAATCTTGCAAAGTTTGTTGTTGAAACAAAAAAGAAATATGGCGGAAGTATTTTCTTAAATGGTATATCATACAAACCAGGCGTACCTTACATTGACGGAAGTTATGCACTACTTGTTGATCACTATGTTAAGGAACTTGGACACAGTATGATTTACATTGATCCACTTGCAAGTGAAATGCCAAGTAGTCAAGTAAGCCTTGGAGGTATTATTTTACTTGCACACCCAACCCCGTACTTAGAATACTCAACAGACTCAGTGTTTATTGATCCGTGGAGAAAAATGAAACCTAATTCTAAGTATCTTGTCATACAATACGGAAACACAAGATAATGTTTTACACTAAGGATCATCCGTTATTATATTTTCCTGAAATAGCAGGTAAAAGTTTACAATGGTATTGTGGTGACGATTTAGAAAACTACAATCAGTACAACAAAGAAGGTTGGGAGTATCATAATACTGCTGATAAGTTAGAATACAACTTTAACAGTCTTGGATATCGTACAAAAGAATTAACGGGTCTTAATAACGATTATATTTTAGTGTTCGGGTGCAGTTATACTGAAGGCGTAGGTTTATACGAAGAACAAATATGGTGTAATAAAATTAGCAAGATGTATGATATAGACGTAATAAACTTAGCCAAAGCAGGTACAGGACCTGATATTGTTGCGTTAAATACACAATTATTCATAAAGAACAAATTTGTACTTCCTAAATGCGTCTTAATTCAATGGCCACAATCGTCACGAAAAAGTTTTGCATACACTGAAAAGAAATTGTTTACTAATCAAATAAGATTAGAAGATAGGAATATTATGTTCCTTCCAGACGGAACTGAAGAAGAATACGAAATGATGGACTCAGTTTGGTACCACAAACGTTGGGTTCATGAACAAGGACAAATGAATTATGAGAATTTGTATCATCTAAATAGTGTAAACAATATATGGAACGCACTTGGTGTGCCTGTACATAATTGGACATTCCAAGCAGACTTTAAAACAAAGTATGACAAAGATATGGTACAAACAGTAAAAACAAAGATGACTGGTCGTGCAAGAGATGAGGCCCATGACGGAGAAAGCATACACGACCAAGTTGTCGCACAAATAAAGGATAAAGTAAAATGTATGATATAGTCTTCATAAGTTACGGCGAACCAAACGCTGATGAAAACTGGAAACATATTAAGCAAATGTTTCCTATGGCGAAACGTGTAAAAGATGTTAAAGGTTTACATCAAGCACACATTGCCGCGGCTAAAAAATGTTTTACAAAAATGTTCTGGGTTATTGATGCTGATGCAGAGTTAATGCCAGACTTTGATTTTAATTTTGAGGTTTCCGAGTGGGATTTAGAAACAGTGCATGTATGGCGAAGTATAAATCCGATCAACGACTTGGAATACGGGTATGGAGGTGTAAAGTTATTACCGCGATCACTCACACTGAACATGGACACTTCCATGCCCGACATGACTACAAGTATCAGTGATAAGTTCAAAGCAATGCCAGAGATAAGTTGCGTAACAGGATTTAACACTGATCCTTTGAGTACTTGGCGTGGAGCATTTAGAGAATGTGCAAAATTAGCAAGTAAAACTATTCCAGGACAAGTAGATGAAGAAACAGAGAAGCGTTTGGAAACATGGCTTACTGTTGGTGCTGAAAGACAGTACGGAAAGATTGCAATGCACGGAGCGGCATGTGGTAAGCAATTTGGAGAACACTATAGAGGCAATGTAGAAGCACTTGCAATGTTAAATGATTTTGATTATTTAGAAGAGGAGTTTAATGAACACAAAGATTCCTTTTAAGGATATTGTCAGCCTTGGACAAAAGACAATGCTGGATACTAATCTATTCAGCGTTAGTTGGATCCTCGGCAGGTTTTGTAATTACAAGTGTAGTTACTGTTGGCCTTATGCTAACACTGACAAGCCAGACTATCAGGAATTAGAAATCTATAAAACATCTATTGATGAAATTAAGAAACAAGCAAAAGCAAATGGCTTTGACAAGTTTCATTTTAGTTTTAGTGGAGGAGAGCCTACAGCATACAAAGGCTTTTTAGATTTAGTTAATCACTATGAAGATTATGAAAGTGAATACCTAAGCATACACATGACAAGTAATTGTAGTCCAGCAAAGAAATGGTGGAAGAAGTTTTTAGATGTTACAGATGTTATGGACAGAAGAAGTATTACAGCAAGTTTTCATGCAGAATTTGCAAATGAAAAAGAATTCGGAGATAAACTTTTATATCTCCAAGACGAAGGTGTACTTGTAACTATTAATCAAGTTATGGTACCCGAACTATGGGAGGAATATTATGCCAGAAGTAAAAGATTTATTGAACGGGGTTTACACGTTACTCTTAAGCCTCAGTCTGATCCTACCGCTTCTTTTGTGGTTGATGGTTATACCGAGGAACAAAAAGAAATATTGCGTACCGAAAGCGAACAATCGGTCCATCAAGTATCGCTCAAAGATGTTAATGGAGTAGAATACAGTATTGACCAAGCAGAAAGATTAAATGCTTTTGGTTTTAATAAATTTAAAGGTTGGGAATGTAATAGCGGATATCAAAGTTGTATAATTAGAAACAATGAAGTTAAACGTAGTTACAGTTGCCATGATACACCATTAGGAACATTAACTGAAGGGTTCAGTTTGTTTGATAAGCCAATGCCTTGTATTACACCAAGTTGTGTAAGCAGTGCAGATAGTAAAATACCAAAGAGAAAAATATGAAAATAGGAATAGCAGGATACGGATATGTCGGTAAAGCCATTGCCGAATCTATGAAAGACAAATACGAAGTGCTAATTAACGATCCAGCACTTGGTCATAAAGCAAGTTTTAAAGAAGTACAGGCACTTATAGTGTGTGTAAGCACACCAAGAAGTTCAGCAGGTTATTGTGTAATGGATAATGTGTATCAGGTAATAGAAAAAGCATCTAATGAGATTCCTATACTAATTAAAAGCACAATTAGTCTTGAAGGTTGGCGTATGCTTAAAGATACGTTTCCTGAAAAGGAAATAACATTCAGTCCAGAGTTTTTAACTGCCGCAAATGCAAACTCAGACTTTGCAAACACGCAACAAATTTTACTTGGTGGAGATAATACACAGTTTTGGTCAGGATTTTTTGTAGACTTACTTGGTACTGTTGATGTAAAGATTGCAGATCCAGAAGATCTTGTAATAGCCAAGTATGTACGTAACAGTTATCTTGCATTAAAGGTTACATATTTTAATCAGTTGTATGATTTCTGTGAAAAAGCAGGTGTAGACTTTGAACAAGTAAGGAAATATGTTGCAGATGACTCTCGTATAGGATACAGTCATACTAATGTAACAAAAGAACGTGGATTTGGTGGGCATTGTTTTCCTAAAGACGTAGATGCGTTCTTACATCAAGCAAAAGGATATAATACTGAACTTTCACTGCTTGAAGAAGCAGTTAAATATAATAGTAAGATTAGAAATGAAAATTGATATTCAAGATATTAAGTTCTGGATGGACGCAATTCGCAATAGCGAAGATAAAGATCGTACATTAGAAACTTTCTGGGGTGGTCAAATACAATCCAAGTTATGGTTGATTGAAACTGTCGCTGAAAAAAACAAAATGATCCGAAATGCTGAAATTGTTATACATGGAGGTTGGAATGGATTGTTAGCAAGTATGCTATTCAACAGTGAAATAGGTATTAAGAAAGTTGTAAGTGTTGATGTTGATCCTGTATGCAAAGAAATTGCAACTACAGTAAACAAGAGATACGAAATGGAAGGTAAGTTTGAAGCAGTAACCTGCGATATGGTAGATTACGAATACACAGCAGAACCATACATTGTAATTAATACAAGTTGCGAACATATTACACAAGACAAATACAAAAAGTGGTTAGCAAAAGTTCCTGATTCAGCACAAGTTGTTGTACAAAGTAATGACTACTATGAATTAGAAGAACATATTAACTGTTGTAAGAACTTAGAACAGTTTGCAAGACGAAGTTTGTTAGATGTAGATATTAAAGACGAAATAGAATTACCCAAATATAAACGTTTTATGGTTATAGGAAAGAAAAAATGATTCACAGACTTACACAATACGGTCAACTTATAGAATTAGACATCACAACAGATGCTGAGGCAATGATTGCTTGGGCAAATGAATTTGATTGGGTAAAATATAATCCACGTAAGGATATTAATCGTTGGGGTTTAAGTATTACAAGTTTAGATGGCGGTATTACAGGTGTACCAGACTTAGATAGTTTGTATGAATATAACAAAGAAAACAAAACAGGATATAACGAAAAAGATTTTAATGTGCCTACACCAGTTCTAAACAAACAAATAGAAGAAGTGTTAGAACCTTGGAAGGACAATTACTATAGAACACACTTTTTAAAGTTTGGTCCAGGCGGATTCTTTCCTCCACATAGAGATTGGAACTACAGTTCAGGTAGAGCAGACAGTTTTAGATTGATAATGCCTTTGCGTAATGTTAATCCACCTTATTTTAATTTTGTATTAGAAGATAAAATGCTACATTGGGAAGTAGGTAGACTATACTTTGTAGATACTTTAAAAATGCACTACCTATTCAATAGTGGCTTTAATGATAGTTACTGGTTAATTGTAAATGTTGATCTAAATCCAGACACTGTTAATGCTACACTTGGGAGATTAAATCAAAAGTAATGTATAACTACGAAGATA